GTAGTTGAGATCGTCAGTAGAGATGAGGCCGTGCAGCTTGGGGTCATCGTTGGTCGCCCGGTTGATGCGGTCCTCATGGTTGCCGAGCGTCAGATGCAGCTCGGGCTTGTAGAGCTTGTCTTTGACCCTGCGCTGGTGATCGTTGAAGCGCTCGAGCGGTGCGCACAGAATGTCGAAGGCTTCGTTGGCTGCTTCGATGTCATCGTTGTAGCGACGACCCTCGAAGGATCGCTTGCCGATGTCGTAACTGCTGAGGCTTGGCATGTCGGCATGATCGCCAAGGTGCACGATCACGTCGGGCTTGCGCTCGATGATGTAGGCACCGATCCACTCGAGGTGGGCAGTCGGCACTCCTGGCTTGGCTTGCGTGTCAGGAATGACCAGGTGCGTGCGCGTTGAATCAGACATGCAGTCGCCCGTCTGTGGAGGGAAAGAACTACCAGCGACGCTTGCCGCGATGGTGCACAGCCTCATGGCGGTGCAGCTCGTCGGTGACAGCGTCGAAGCGAACGTCGACCTTGGCGTCGACGGCACGAACATCGCCGCCGATCTGTTTCACGTCGCCGATCAGTTCGTCGAAGCGTTCGTTGTTTGAGCGCAGATTCTGGTCGTGCTGGTCACGGTTCTCGGTGCGCAGTCTTACGACCTGCACGACGAGTGTGGTAATGGCACCGAGCACAAGCGTGATGCCGGTGAGGATTGCGACCCACTCGGCAGCGCCGAAGCCGGGACTGTCGCTGATGGCCGTCGAGGCTTGGGCGAGCATGGCACTAACTGCGACCAGCGTTGATATCTGACCAAGCACTCCAGCCGCCGCCAGGGGTGATCTGATGCGATTGCCAGAGACCGCCAGCTGCGGTGACTGTTACTCGCAAGCGACCGTCGCTGAGCTTCTCGGCAAAGAGGTTTGAGCCGGCGATGCCGCCCATGACTTCGACCCATGGCCCAACCTTGCCGCCAGGCTTTGAGGCCCAAGCGTGGACCGCTTGACCGCCAGAGGTAAGAGCGAACCATTCCTCGCGACCGTCGGTGTTGATGAGTTTGAACATGTCAGCCTCGCTAGATTCGGTGGGCGTTGGTGCCGGTGGGGTTGGTTGGCCGACGATCGCTTCGACAAGAAGTTGATCGAGAGCTGCACGATCGGGATGGCGTGACCATGCGTCTGAGCGATCCCAGGGTTGGACATCGCCGTGGCAGAACAGACCGGGACGGTTGAGTGCGTCGGTGCCGATCCACTGAGCGTTCGCTGCTGGATCAATTCCGAGGAATCCCCACAGAGCACGAATGGCTTCCCCTGCTCGAGCGATCATTGCTTGAGTGTTGGCATCGTCGGGGCTGAGATCAGCACTGCGACCGGCGAGACAGATGTGCCAGGTGCGCGAGTTGTAGCCAGAAGCGGCGACACTGAAAGTGGTGTAGTCCGGCGGGACCAGCACGACGGTTTCTTCACTGTCGACGATGCAGGCATAGGAGCCGGGGTCTGATCGCTGTGAGATGAACCGTGCCAAGTTGCGCGCGCTGCCTGGTCCGGTCGGACCCTCAGAAGTGTGCACGCCGATCGCATAGGTCGGCGTTGCGTTCCTTGACGCATAGAACTGCGGCGACGCCGGTGGATTGTCGAGCAGGTAGTAGCCCATCAGGTTCCGAGCCAGGTGGCCTGAAAGAAGGTTGGAACGCCGGAAGCGTTCGCGAGGACTTGGATGGTGCCGGTGCCGTCATGTTGGACACAAAGTTTGAACAGATCGCCGACCGACGCGTTGTAGATCACTGAAAGATTGACGCGTGGCGCAAGGAATGAGCCAGAGTTCAACGCGCCCTGAGCGGCGATGGCGTCGGCCGATGTTGGTGAGCCTCCGCCTGTGGCTTGGCGGGTAATGAAAGCAGTTTTGTTTTCACCACTAGCGATGGTCGTCCAAGCGATGTTTGCAATAAGAAGCCATTTGCCGGCGTAACCGGTGGGGACGGTGAAGGTGTTCGAGGCATAGAGGTTGCCGTGATCGTAGGTTTCGCTCGCTAATGAGACGACTGTAAAGGTGTTAGCAGTGATGGTCTGCGCGCTTGTTTTTGTTACAGAGAAACCGGGAACAGGGATTCGGGCTTCACGCCACGATCCATCGGTGTAGGTGTAGAGGCCCTCTGTGCGGTCGCCAGTATTCAGGAAGCAGACCATGCCCTCTTCAGCAGTAACCGCTGCATCGCGAGCAGCAGCCGACGCAAAGACCATCACGCTCTGTTCCATCAAGTAATTGTTGACATCTGATGCCGTTAGCACCGCTCCAGCGGTGAAGTTTTTGAAGCCAGAACCCATTGCGGTGTCCTCCTGCTAGTAAGCGAGCTTGTTTTGATCCAACTCGCCGAAGTTGGTGTTGTCGAGAATGAAGAAGCCGGTGTAGAACGTGGCGCTTGAAAGGCCGAACGTGGTGGTCCAGTTGCCGGGCGTGATTGTGTGGCCGACTGATTCAACGAAACAGTCGCGCTCGACAGCATCGCCGCCGCCAGGCACTGCGAACTTCACGGTCACTCGATCGCGAATCTTGCGAGAGAGCAGATCGGGATACAGCGTGGACGGGTCGCCCTGGGGCGCAAAGCGAATCTCCTCTGGTCGCAGCTCAGGGTTCGCATACTGCGAAGCCAAGAACAGGGCGAGATCCTTCGCTTCGTTCTGTCCGTAGGAAGTGTCACTACCAACAGTCGAAACGATCGGCACCTCTATTGCGAGGGTGCGTGCGCCATAAAGCGAAATTGACTCAGCGTTTGAAACGATGACGGTGGTGCCGGTGAGTTGCTCGCCGGTGACTGCGTTCGTCACCTTGCGGTCGATCTTTACGATGTTGTAGATCAGGGAGTCGTCATAGACGATCGAGGTGTCGACGAACTTCTTGCCGGCAACATCGGTGGTGTCATAGGTCGACTGCACCGTGATCGAGCGCTCGTCAGAAATGATGGCATCACGATCAGCGAAGATGACGGTGCCATCGTCGTCGACGTAGATGACGCCAGAGTCTGCAGCTGCAGCTTCCTGCAGCATGTCGAGCGGCGTCTTTGTGGCGTCCTGTGGTGCTAGGTAGGTGGTGCCTTCGTCAATCTCGCGCAGATTGTCGGGCCAAGCAATCGCATCAAGAATTGTTTCAATGCGAAGCCCTGGCAGGTCGGTGCCTGCGCCGATGATTGGCGTGGTCGACACGCCGCCCGAGACGTTGATGTCTCCAGTTGTTCCCGATCCAGTGACGTCGATTGAAGAGGGCCCGAAGCCGCCGCCGTCCGAGGGCTTTGAGATTCCAATGTCGAAGGTTGTGGTAGCGCTTGACGAGATGCTTGCTGTTGAGGGCAGACCGCCGATGATTGTCGACAGTGGCTTGAAAGCATCAGAGCAAGAGATCGTGGCGATGGCATCGCCGTTGCCTGCATCTGAATAGTTGAACGTCCACGAATCAATAAAGCCACGAAAGATTGAGTAGGTGGTGCCGTCCCACGTCGCACGAATTACGACAGGGATCGAGGGCACGACGCCAGTGACGCCGACGGTGGCGTTGTAGTACGGGCTGGCTGTGTTGGTTGGGTCGAATGATCGGTCGCGATTGTCCAGCGTGATCGTTGCCGTGCCAGTGCCGAAACGCTCAAGCGCTCGACGCCTGCCACGGTTAGTGCTGACTGACCGCACCGATGTGGAGATGTCGTAGAAGAACGCACCGTCGCCGAGGGTGGCAGTGTCTAGACCGGGATCGGTGACATCAAGAACAAGTCGGGTGCCAGTGTTCGCACCGACGACCGAGGGAGCAAAGAGCACCTCGAGCGTTGGCATGTTGGCGAGGCTCATGGCACAAGTACCGTTGCGCCTCGACGACTAGCGCGCGCGATGGCATCGATCACGACGCGCTCGATGGCGTCGGGATCTCCTGCGACAGTGTTGATCGTGACATTGATTGCGCCACTACCGCCGAGACCGTTGCCGCTGAACAGTGCCTTCTGCTGTTGAGGGTTCAGGATCATCTCGTTGTCATGCAGCACAGCGAGACCTGAGCCGCCGCTGACGCCAGTGTTAAACATGCCGCCAGTAGCGAACTCGGGAATGGAGAAGGTCTTGCCGGCGATAAGTGCGCCGACACCTGTGTATTTCACCCAATCGGGGACGGTGACAGAGAAGCCGCCGAGGGTGTTGTTCCACATGTTCTTGATGCCATTGAAGGCAGCCTCAAAGGGTGCAGTGATTGCGTTGCTGATTCCTGAGAAGACGCTGCCAATGATGTCTTTGGCGGTCTGAAAGAATCCCCAGACAGTGGCGATGCCGTTCTTGATGCTTTCAAACACTGTCGAGATGACGCCCCAAGCGGTGCTGATCTTTGAAGAGACGTTGTCCCAGACCACTCGAACTATTTCCCACAACTTCTGATACCAGGGGATGAGGTAGTTGACGATGAAGCCGTAGATCGCATCCCAGATCGGCTTGATTACGTTGTTCCAGACTTGGGTGATCTTCTCGCTGATCCACGTCCACACGTTCTGGAAAACATCCCAGAGAAAGTTGACGTAAGGGATCAAGATGTTGGTGATGTAGAAAGAGATCGCATCCCAGATCGGCTTGATGATGCCCCAAACGAAGCTGGTGACGGCTTGAATCTTTGACCAGACGTTTTCCCAATTGGCCTGCAGCCACTTGATCGTCGCGATGAGCAGGACGATCGGCACAATGATCACGCTGCCGAGGATTGCGATGATCGCTGCGTAGGCTTTGTGGTCCATGACCCACTGCCAGACCTGGTCCCAGTTGCGCCAGAGATAGAGTACCGCAGCAACCATCGCTCCAATGGCGACGCCGATGGCGATGAACGGTGCAGCTGCAGCAACAGTCGCAGCGATAGCAGCGAGCATCTTAATCGTGTAGGCGGTGAGCACGACGATCATGATGCCGCCGAGTACGCCGGCGACAATGACCATCATGTCTTTGTGTTCTTGCATGAACTTGGTGAGCTCGTCGACCTTCGGGCCGAGAGTGTCCATGAGTTCGCCGATCTTATTGAAGACTCGAGTGGCGATTGGTTCGATGGCCAAGAACACACGGTTCTTCAGCATGGTCAGTTTCTCGGCGAAGTCTTGAGTGTCAGCACTTGCGCCGAGGATGGTTTCGCCGCCGCCTGCGATGGCTGCGGTCATGTCTTCATACGAGAGCTTGCCTTCACGAATGAGGGCTGCAAGTTTCGGGCCAGCCTTTGCGCCGAACACGTCGAGCGCAATGCCTGCGCCAGCAACGTCGCTAGGTGCGCCCTTGATTGCGTTGAAGGTTTCGGTGAAGACGCTTGAGGCGTCTTTGCCTTGCTTGGCTGCAGTAGCCAGGGACTTCGACAGCGCTGGCATTACGTCGCCAGCATCCACGCCAGCCTTGGCGAGTGTGGCGAGGAAGCCTGCGGACTGGTCGAAAGAGAGACCAACTTCACGCAGAACAACGCCGGCTCCACTCATGGTGCCGGCAAGTTCCGCAACCGACACGCCAGAGGCTTGCGAGGCACGGAACAAGAGATCGAGTTTGCCCGATTGTTCACCAGCGCCGACGCCGAAGTTGTTGAACACGTCGGTGACTGCTGTGAGGTTGCCGCCGAGATCGGTGCCGGTCATGCGTGACAGCTCGAGCACCTGGCTAGAGAGTGTCTGCAGAGGTGCTCCGGTGAGGCCGAGCTTCTGTGAGAAGACGGTGATGGCTTTGCCAGCATCGCCGAACGATGCAGGCACTGCGCCTGCGACCGCTTTCATGTCGGCTTGCAGTGCCTCGAGTGCTGGACCGGTTGCGCCGGTGCCGATGCGAATGCTGTCGAAGGCGTCGTCGAATTGTGAGCCGACTTCAAAGAGTCCGACAGCCACGGCGGAAGCGCCAGCAAGCATGCCGAGACTGGCAGCCGCTGCGCCCTTCATAATCTTCTGAGAAGTCGATGAAGTTGAGGCGGCGAGTTTGTCTAGCTCTTTGCGAGCCTTGTCGATTCCAGCGTCGTTGAACTTCGAGACGACATCAATAAACACCGACATGTCGCACTCCTAGGGTTCAAGACTGTTTGAATCAAAACTGCTTTGCAGCTGCTGTTCATAAAACTGAACAATCTGCCTGATGTTTTTGTTTGCTGTCTGCCAGCCCTTCGACTCGTACCAAGCACGCCAGATAAGGCGTCGAGGTTTGCCGAGGTTGGCGCTGAGCAAGGATTCGCTCAAGACGTTTTTCTTTTTACGTCCGGCAAGCTCAAACGCTACGGCCGCACCGTCAAGGTTGGAGATGCGCCACGCTGCCTGCTCAGCCGAGCCGGTC